TTACTAAACTTCTTTGGGTTTGCACGACCTGTTTGAATAGCATGAACTATACCAAATAATTTTTGCTGTGTTTTACTGACTGCTGGCATCCTAAATCTCCGAGTATATCTCTGGATGTAAATATCTAAATTTACGCATCAATACCCCTGCCAATGCGTTTGCTTCATTTTCAACAGGCGAACCATCACTACCATCCGCAGCTTTGCCCAATTCACGCTGCTTATGATGCACTAATTCGTGACATAGTGTACGACACACATCAGCAATATGACGAGTACCACTATATACATGTATTTCATCATTGTTGGGTGTATATACCCCAAAACTTAATTGTGTTTTTGCAAAATTAATATCATCAACTATAACAATTTTACGTGGCAAAACATGTAACTTAATTTGCTTTGCCACGAATTTTACAATTTCATTTAAGTATTGCTTTCGTGTTGCGTTCATGTCTTATGAATTTTTCTTTTTCTTCGTTGTTGCAGTCTTAACTTTTTTAACAACCTTCTTACCTTCTTCTACTGCTTTTTTTCCAACAACAATAGCATCCTGAAGGTCTACCTTGCCGTCATTGTTAACATCTGCAACTTTTGTAAGTGCTGCTACTGCATCCTTACCATCAATCGTACCATCCTTGTTAACATCAGCAACTTTTTTAATTGCAATGCTAACCGATGATTCGTTGGTGCTCTTATTGACCCACCAAATAATTGCGCAAATTACTACACCAATAAATAAAATTGGAATCAACATAAAAACTCCTGACAATATAGAAATTATTTTAACTCACCTAGGAAGTCATAGATGAGGGTATCAACACGAGAATATGGAGTGACAATTGCGTTCGCCGTATTCTCGTTGATGAATGCACCTTGTGTTGATGGGTTTGATACAATATCAAAACAAATAAGACTGAAGTCTTCTTGCACTTCTACTGTGTTCTCACTCATTTGCTTAACTGACCCTACCCCACGAGATGATACACCCAAACGAATATTGTTCTTGATTAATTCACGAACAATATTTCCAGATGGCGTAGAAAGAATTTCAATATTTCCACGAACATCAGCACCTTCAAACCATAAATCCGTAACATTGCAGCATACATTCTTAAGATTAACTATAGGACTTTCTGGATGATCTAGTTCACCTAATGCACGGCGTTGTACTACGAAATTGTTCTTGTATGTTGTTGCTTCACGCGCCAAAATATCTTTTGGATACACACGACCATTTTGATTTTGGTGGTCTGCACGTTGTAAAATCACATTACGAAGCGTTAATGGCTTTGTAATATCAGCCGCTTCAGTAATTAATGAAGTGTCATAGGTAATGATATTATATTCTACGAGTAATGATTGCATATTATTGCCCACGGATTTCACGGATGCGCGTTGCAATATTGAGTAGTCGTGATTCTAATTTGACTAATCCTTCCTGTGTGCGTTTCCAGAGTTGTTCACTAGTAATATTAGATTCGTTCTTTAACCTGGTGTTCATTTTCAATACTCGTTCAACTTCCTGTAGGTTCTTATTGAGTTCAGAAATAGCACGTGCAATCTTTTGATGCGGGGTTGCACTTTCATCTTTCTTATACTCATAATACTTATTCTCTGCTAAGTCCTTTCGTACAATTTCGGTCTTATCAGCGGGACGATTTGCGTCTTCTTCTCCACGAGGCGTTAACGTAAACCCCGTGGTATCAGTGGCAATGTGCTTATTACGGGCAACACTAGCCTTACCATTTCCACGGAATGCCATTGGCGTCAAATAGCCGCCAGCCCCTGCGGTTGTGCTCATTTCATCTAATTCTTTCTTGATAAGCTTTCTAATAGCTTCTCGAAGTTTAGCAATATTGTCCATGATTAACTCTTTAAAGTGTCTAATGTCTTGGAAATTTCCAAAGCAATAAGCAACGCTGTCATGTGATTTTCCTTGATGACATTAGCAGTACGGATTTTGTTCAACTGCGTTATGACTTCAGACAATTTAATTTTGGTAATTTTATTATCAATAAATTTTATCTTGGTCTTTAGTTCCGCAACTAGCGAAGTAGCTTCTTCTGTGGCATACTTCTTGAGTTCTGAACTATTTGAAATATTGTAGATATATTCACGCAATAAGTTCTTTTGACGGTCATTTAGCTCCATATACTTTTCATTGAACTTTTCAATCAATGTGCGATAGGTCAATAAACGAAGATCTTCTTCTTGGTTACGCATAGTTTCAAACAAATGCGTATCATTCGTGATTTCCTTGGTGATAGTCTTTCCACGCATATGCTCTACGATGGTAAACTTGGCTTCCATTACATCATCAAGGTCAGTAAATTGCATTTCATTCAATGCAGTATCAAATAATTTATATACGGACGCATATACCTTATATGACGGAATATGAGCACCTAAAAATTCTTTTAGGTTATAATTGTTCTTAATTTCTTTGATTAACTTGTATTTTTGGGTGTTTAATGCAATTTCATTTAATTTTTTACGCTGTTGTGTGATGACATTTAATAATTCAAATGCTTTTGCTTCACTCAATTGATGCGCGTTAAAAAATGAACGGTAAAGGATAAGTTCTTTACCTAATTCGGTTTTGGAATTGAAAAATTCCCGCATTAGGTTAAGCGCAGTATTATTATTGCGGTTTTCTAATGTGTCGGCTGTAATTTTACGGACTAACAATTCAAAAAGAATGCCGGTATTCCGTATTTTGTTGTGTCTGACGTTTGCTTTCATAAACATCCTATGTTTTGTGATATTATACCGTCATATATTAAATATAACGAATATGTCTAATACTTTAATTTTCTAGGTCCAAAATATTACTTTCATCTAATAAAGAACCTTTTGGAGCTGTATTATCAATAATCATATTACTATTCCTACGCCCACGCTTTGCTAACAACCACTTATCCATTTCTTCTAGTGCTAATGGAGACTTTTTCTTGTCCTTGCGCTGTGGTGTTACCGTGAGTGCGCCCATATTTTCTTTGTGCCCAAGTGGGTCACGACCTCGTGGGTGACTATCTTGCCCATATGCCATACCCTTCTTTGGGCGTCCCATCTTGGCTTCTTCCAACTCCGACTCGTCTTCTGCGGTTGGTTCGTTCAATGATGATAATATGGCGTCTACATCATCCACTTGTTGTTCTGCCGCGTCTGGTTCGCCTTCTAAGGGAACAGGTTCTCCACCAGGTTCGCCTTCGGGAGCAGGTTGTTCTTCTGCACCAGGTTCTTGGGCTGGCTGTGATTCTTCTTGTTCAATCTTTGTGAGTTCTGCCATGCGCTTGACATCTTCTTTGACCTTATCCCGCTGTGTCTCAATGTCTTGTTCCGACATTTCAAAGATGTGATGGTAAATCCAATCTTGTGAGATTAATTTGGTGCCCATCATATCCGTGGCGACTTGCATCTTTTCCTTCCACATATTGAGCTTTTCTTGCTCATAGACAATAGAAGGTGAAGTCAAGCTTAATTCAAAATCAATAAGTTCTTCGTCACGGAAGCCTTGAATATACAAATGGATAATTGCAATCTTGGTAAGTTCAGACACCATAATACGCTGAATGCGTTCAATTGTCCGAGCAAAGCGCACATCTTGTGCTGCTAGGGTTGCCTTTCCACTGACATCTTCATCATAGCCTATGAAGGACTTTGGCACCTTAAATGCCGCCATTAACTTCTTACGAAGATATTCAATGTCTTCAATTGCGTTAAATTGTAGTCCTGGAAGATTGGATATGTCGGTTCCCGAATCTTTACCACGCACAGGTAGGTAGAAATCTTCTGTAATATTCATCATATTATAGCGAAGATTATAATCCCCTGTCTTGGGATCTACTAATGGGGTCTTCTTCATGCGGTCCATAATACGGTTCATGAAGGTATCAATTTCGGCGGGAGGAATATTGCCGATGTCAACCATGATTTTACGCTTGTCTGGTGCTCGCATGATACGATGGATTAACATAGCGTCTTCCATCAACTGGAGTTGCTTCCAAACACGGCGACCATTTTCAATCATGGCTTTGCCGTACGGTAAGAAATTGGTGTCCGATAATAAACGGAAATGACCGACTTCGAAGTTTTCAAAATCAGTCTTACCTATATGCAAGAAATCATTTTCAATTTTAAAGCGAACACTGAATGGTTGGTCGGGGTTCTCGCCTTCAATACGAATTGTTTCGTATACGGATAATGGAATAGCGTTGACTACGCCATATTCTTGGTCAAGGTCTAGATATAAAAAGAAATCTCCATATTTTGCCATGTTACGAACCCACGGCCAGAGATTAAATTCAACATTTAAAATGTCATAGAATAAATTATGAAGAATATCCTGTACTTGGCTATTCTTGGACTTAATACTTAATATTTGCCCAAATTCATCCTTCACGGTACTTTCGTCAGCGTAGATGTCCAATACCGATGCGATAATAGGATCATTATCCATCATGTCATAGTCACGGAACAATTGTAACCGTGAGCCTTGGAAGGCTGCTGCAGCTTCACCACGCCCGTGTGCAGACCCATATCCACCCGTACCCGATGAGTACACGCGATGATACCGGTCAACCCCACGACGATTAATAAAGCTTTGAATATTATCCGTATCCGCAATCTTGAGCTTTTTACCGCCCACATTACGAACAATGGTACCCGTAGCAAATAATTTTTTAAGTCTATTATATAACGATGTGTCAGCCATAA